AGGCATACCAAAACCAACAGTAGAGTGGAGAGCCAGATACAACAAATTTGGCTTTTCTTTACCAGAATTAGCTTAAAGGACTTATATGCAAGTACGAATCAGAGAAACAGGCGCAGTCATGTACGAAGCAGAGTTTCGTGCATACACAAAAGCCAATGGTGGCCCTACATGGGACACAACAACTGCTGAGGTCTTAACATCCTTGGGTGCTGATGTAGTCTTTGAAGGCCCACAAGCTACTGGAGCCACTGTTTACCAATACTCTCAAGCCTCTGGTGTTGAGCAGATTGAGGGTAAGTGGTACACAAAGTATATTCTTGGCCCTGTCTTTATTGACCAAGTGGTAGATGGTGTAACTACTACTGCTGCCGAACAAGAAGTGGCTTACAAGGCTTCTAAGGATGCTGAACAGGCTAAGAGTGTTAGAGCCACTAGAGCCACTAAACTATCAGAAACAGATTGGAGATTCCGTAGCGATATGACTCCTTCACAGGCTTGGAAGGATTATTGCCAAGCATTAAGAGATGTTCCTACACAGGCTGGATTTCCTTGGACAGTTATTTGGCCTACACAACCTACGGAGTAAACATAGATGACTAAAGCAAGAACACTAGGAAGTATTGTAAGCACAGGTGCTGTCTTAGCAGACGGTGCAATTGATGCTGCTGAGATTGGTAATTTAACATTACCAAGCGGTGGAGACATTGTAGGAACAACAGCCACACAGACGCTGTCTAATAAAACATTAACTGCTCCCATCTTGGGAACTCCTGCAAGTGGTGTTTTAACCAATGCTACTGGTCTTCCTCTCTCTACTGGTGTGACAGGAACTCTTCCTATTGCTAACGGTGGTACAAGCCTTGCTACATTAACGGCAAACAACGTCATCATTGGCAATGGCACATCAGCACCCTTGTTTGTTGCGCCTAGTACATCAGGTAACGTGCTAACAAGCAACGGCACAACTTGGGTTTCTTCAACACCTGCTGTCGCATCGGTATCACAGATAAATACCCTAACAGCTACCGTTGCGTCAAACGCTCTAACCATTTCCGCTCCCAACCTCTCTATGGACTACAGGGCGGGAAATCTAGCAAGTGGAACAATTAGCACAATCACAGTTGCACCATCAAACCTTGTTGTACCATCTGGGGCAACACTAGGAATGGTGCTTAACTCATCAGCTAGGCTGATTGTAGGGGTAATGAATAATGGGGGAACGGCAGAGTTATTTATTGTCAACAGTGCTGGAACTCTTGATATAGACTTATCCGAATCTGGTTTAATCTCTACAACAATACTTAATACTTCTTCGGATTCTGCAAATGTTGCGTACTCAACCACTGCTAGAACTAACTTGCCGTATCGTTTAGTCGGATTTATTGTAATAACACTTGCGACTGCTGGTACATGGGAAACTGCACCAACAACGATACAAGGCTACGGAGGTCAAGTTGTCGAAACCTCAAAATATACTGATACCAGAGTAACAGCTACAAAGTGGAATTTAAGAACCACCAATAGTACGCAAATTTGGAATGGCATAGCTTGGAATGGAACAGTATTTGCTGCTGTTGCTGAGAGTGGAACAGGTAACAGGGTAATGACCAGCCCAGATGGTATTACTTGGACAAGCAGAACCTCTGCTTCTGATAGCAACTGGACAGCAATCGCTTGGAATGGAACAGTATTTGCTGCGGTTGGTGAAAGTGGCGCAGTAATGACTAGCCCAGATGGTATTACGTGGACAAGTAGAACTGCCCCTAATATTAATAACTATCAAGCGATTGCTTGGAATGGAACAGTATTTGCTGCTGTTTCCTCCAGTGGAACAGGTAACAGGGTAATGACTAGTTCAGATGGTACTACTTGGACAAGCAGAACCTCTGCTGCTGATAACGCTTGGCGAGCAATCGCTTGGAACGGTACTGTATTTGCTGCTGTTTCCGACACTGGAACAGGTAACAGAGGTATGACTAGCCCAGATGGTATTACGTGGACAAGTAGAAACGCTGGTGACGCTGGCGCATGGTATGCAATAGCATGGAGTGGAACATTATTTGCTGCTGTTTCTGGTGGGGGAGAAATAGCTACTTCTCCAGATGGTACTACTTGGACAGCCAGAACCTCTCCTACTGCTAATAGTTGGGAGGGTATTGCTTGGAATGGAACAGTATTTGCTGCTGTTTCTCAAAGCGGTACAAATAACAGGGTAATGACTAGTTCAGATGGTATTACTTGGACAACAAGAACATCGGCTGCCAATAATGCTTGGATGGCTGTGGCTTGGAACGGTACTGTATTTGCTGCTGTTTCTCGAAGCGGCACTGCAATGACAACTGCATAAGGAAAATTAAATATGAATGATTTAACCCAATGGCCTCATAACGGTCTATTGCCTCCAGCCAAACCAATCGTGTACACAGCGGTTGAATTGCACGATGCCGCCAAAACTACCTTCATTCTCCAAGTAAAAAGCGAAGCCGATAGTTTGATTGATAGTGTTGTTGGTAGCCGTACAAGCGAATATGAGCTTGCAGAGAAAGAAGCCACTGCTTACAAAGCAGCGGGTTATCCAGCAACACCGATACCCAGCAGTGTGCAAGACGAGGTGGACTCAAAAGCAGCCAAGGGTGTTTTCATCACCGCTACTGTAGCTTGCAACAACATTCTGACTTCGGCAACAAACTGGCGTAATGCACAGGCAACGCTGCGTAATAACAGGCTGACAACAGTTAGTGCAACGGAGGTTGTAGTAGATAGCTCAGACCTTGACGTTCTCAAGGCTCAATGGGCAGGGTTTATGGCTGCGCTTCGTTTGCAGGTGGGTGTTTAATATGGCTACCTATCGCCAAGCCTTGCGTGACATTACTGCTCAGTCTGGATTCCCTTGGACAATCACTTGGCCTGATGTACCATGAACGAAGAAGTAACCCACAAACAAATCTATGAACGCCTATGTGCTGTGGAAGCCAAGGTAGACCAACTAGATAAGAACACACAAGCTGTTGTCACTGCCTTCAACGCAGCCTCTGGTGCATTCGTTGTACTTGAATGGCTTGCTAGAGCAGTAAAGCCTGTCTTAATTATTGGTGCATTCTGTGGAGCCATATGGCTGGCTATAGAAAACAAGCTGCATCAGTAATACTTTTATTATTAATATCTTTCCCTATTGGGTCCAAGGAGGAAAAATATAGATGTGTCCGATGGACATGGACTGGAGATGTATACAACAGAAAAGTTGTATGCATTGAATGGAAAAGGGTTGAGCGATGATTGATCCGATGACAGCCCTAGCTGGCATACAGAACGCAATCAGCATGGTCAAGAAGGCCAGCAAAGTAGCCAGTGATCTAGGTTCTTTAGCCCCAATGATTGGGAAGCTTTTTGATGCTAAAAGCACAGCTACTAAGGCATTGATTGAGGCGAAGAAAAGTAAGGGTTCCAACATGGGGACAGCCTTACAGATTGAGATGGCACTAGAACAGGCCAGAGCTTTTGAAGAAGAGCTAAAGATGCTCTTTATGACTACAGGTAAGGTTGACGTTTGGAATAAGATTAAAGCCAGACAAGACCAAATGGACATAGATGATGCCAGAGAACTCAGGGCTTTAGAGAGAGCAGAGAAGAAAGCCAAAGAAGAAGAACAAGAACAACTGGAGATGGCAATCATTATTGGTGGTGTTGCTTTTGTGTTATTGCTGGTAGGTATTGGTATTAATGAGTTGATGGACTTCTGTAACACTACTCGCAGGTGTGGGCGGTGAATGTTGAGAGAACGAAGTGAACGAATATCAGAAGACATTTGATTTAGCTTTAAAGATATTCATCTATGGATGTGTTGCTTTGTACTTCTTAGGCTTTCTTAAATTCTTACCTGATGACTTGTCAGACAAGATTGTTAATCTCTTACTTGGAAAAGTTGGACTTGGTAAATGAAATATTTATTATTGTTATTGCTGCTCACTGGTTGTGAGGATAGGTACAGATACTTCTGTCAAAACCCTGACAACTTCCATGCTGAGCAATGTCAGAAACCTAGATGTCAATTCACACAGACATGCCCTGAGTATTTAGTAGCCCCTATCTTGGAGAAACAAATTGAGAGAACTGCTAATCAAAATGCTGACACCCAACCAGCAACCAAAGCCAAAGCTAACAACTGAAGAGTTTGAAGTAAGGGTGTGGGGATTTGTGGTTATTGCAATCACAGTGATTCTCTTTGGCATTGTCTTTGCCCTGCTCTATTCTGTTACCTTTGTAACACAACCAATTAAGAGTATGGCTCCGATTGACCAAGCCTACACCAAGATGCTTAATGATATAGTATTACTTATTGTAGGTGGTATTGGTGGCATTGTAGGTAAGAGGGCAGTTAACTCAGCACAGAATGCTTTTAGGCCACAGCCTCCAATGCAGGGATGTGGCGGTGGTGGTGGCTACGGTATGCCTAACAGCAGCTACGCCTCTCCACAGTCGGCCTATGGCCTACCGTCACAGCCCTTTGGTGCTATGCCTGTATGGAAGAACCCAGAGCTGGACGAAAGCTGGACTCCCGGCCCACCACCAACAACACCTCCTGAACATATGGAGTCTGATGAGGAAAGAGAAGAGATAGCTCTGGCAAGAAAAGAGGCTGAGTGATGTTTCCTATTCCACTCCCTTGGATACTTGTTAGTGCAATGGTTGCACTGTTTGGAACATATCAAGTTGGTCATCACTATGGCTGGCTTGAGCGTGACGCTGATATGCAAGCAGAGATAGCTAAGAAGAATGAAGAAGCCCGTGAACTAGAGAAGAACATGGCTTCTAAACTTGCTGATAAAGAAACAGCATTAAGAAAGGCCAACAATGAAATATCTAAGAAACAGTCTGCTATGCGTGAGCTTGCTAACACTGGCAGGTTGCGCCTCCCCACCGCCAGTTGTCCACAAGCCAGCACAGGTTCCACCCCTGCCACAGGAAATAGCAGAGACGAGCCAACCGATCTTGAGCGACAGACTATTGCAACTCTTATCGACATCGTTGCCGAAGGAGACAAAGCCATCGTCAAGCACAACGCCTGTGTCGCAGCCTACAACGAAATGAGGGAGTTGGTAAATGGTAACAAGTGATCAACTAAGACAGCTACACATTGAGCCATCTTTGGCTGATGCATTTAATGAAACCTTTGAGAGATTTGGTATAGTTACACCAGCTCAACAGGCTTCATGGATTGGTCAATGTGGTCATGAGTGTGGGAACTTCCGCATCATGGAAGAAAATCTGAACTATCGTGCTCCTACTCTGCTGAAGCTATTTCCTCAAACTCCTAAAAGAGCTTGGGGATTTACACCAGAGAGTGCAGCAGCTTATGAGAAGCAGCCACAGAAGATAGCTAACAGAATCTATGGCAATCGTATGGGTAATAGGGATGAGGCCAGTGGGGATGGGTTCAGGTTTCGTGGCTCCGGATTTCTCCAGCTAACTGGACATAGCAACTTCTACCACGCAGGTCAAGCCTTAGGTGTAGATTTTGTTATGCAACCAGAGCTTGTTCGCACTCCCAGATATGCAGCACAGACCGCTGGCTGGTTTTGGCAGACCCATAGGCTTAACCAATATGCTGACAGTGGTGACATTCTCACCATGACAAAGCGTATTAATGGTGGCACAATAGGACTAGAAGATCGTAAGAAGCATATAGAACATGCCTTACATGTATTAGGTGGTTGACTAAGCCACCAATTTGTGTTATGACAAGGCATAAAGGTATATAATGTTACCAACTTCTCTTAGTATTATTGGCAGAGAAGTGCCGATTAGAGTTGTAGATGTATTCCCAGAACAACTGGGAGAGTACAGCTATGATGATTATGCAATTAAAATTAAGTCTGGTCAGCACCCCTTAGCGGAAGCAGATACATTGTTACACGAATGTATACACGCTATAGACGACTGCTTCCAATTAAAACTGTCAGAGAGACAAGTGTATTGTTTAGCTGTAGGGGTGTTAGCACTCCTCAGAGATAACAGAGATATGCTTGCTTATGTAACTGAAGCAATAGAGAAACCAAGAAATATATGAAAGATTTTACATCACAGCAAAAACAGATTGTAGCTAGGAAGCTAGGCTACGATGGTCCTATGCAAGGCTTTGATGAATTCATTGCATCCTCCCCTGCACTAGAAGCCAAGTATGCTGCCATCACTGGTAAGTTTGCTGAGCGTATGGCTAAGGGTGGGTTGGTGAAGATGAAGCCTAAGAGATATGCTGATGGAGGTGTTGTTACAGATGCACAGATAGCTGATTGGTGGAGTAATCCAGTAAACAAACAACTATCTGATACGCAAATCAAAGCAACAATGGATCAGTTTAAGGTGACACCTGAACAGTTCTCTAGGTCTATTGGTGCTAATGAAGCCACTGCTGCTGACATTGCTAATAGATATGCAACAAACGCTAGTGCTTCATTCTCTGCTGCTGATAAAATTGCTGCTGATAAAGCCATTGCTGACAAAGCTGCTGCTGATAAGGCTGCTGCTGATAAAATTGCTGCTGATAAGGCTGCTGCTGCAAAAGGGGGTGTTACTAATGCTGGTGATGTCACTTACACTGACATTGGTGGTAAACCAATAGGTGGTACTGCTGCTCAAGTAAGTGCAGCACAAATTGTAGGTACTAATGCTCAAGATATAAGCACTGTTCCTAGAGCAGGAGCAACAGCAGATCAAGTAGCTACAACAACTACAGCAGCAGCGGGTTCAGCTACTGCTGATCAGGTAGGCACTGCAGAGACATATAAAGCAACTACTGGTGCTCCGGGAATTACCGCTGCACTGAGTGGTGTTACTGGTGCTACTGGCGAAGTGTCTACACAGGCACAGGTTAAAGCAGCACAAGGGCAAGTGTCCCAAAAAGCTGTGGCTGTTGCCCCTACAGCACCTGTTGCTGCTAAAGTGGCTGCAATTCCTGACCTAGCTTTAACAGAAGGGCAGGTAGCTAAAGCTGCCACCGCTGCTGATGTAGGTGGTCCTGCTAAAGCAGAAGCTGCCACTACTGATAAGACATTTAGAGCAGAAGCAGCACAGCTTACAGGCACTCCTCAAGCTATGGCAGAAACTGGATATGTTCTTCCTGAAGTTAGATATGCATCAATGGATGCTCCTGCTGTATTACCAGCAGCTAAAGCAGCAGAGATTCCTTCAGCAACTTCTGCACAGACAACAGCAACTTCAACTGCCATTGCACAGCAAAGGGCTGTAACACAACAAGAGCTTGTTGATGTAGCTAAGCAAGGACTGCAGCTTGAAGCTGTACAGGCTGTAGCTGCTACGATGGATGCACTCAATAGTAATGCTGTAGCCATTGCTCAACAAGGAAGCTTTAGTCAATCATTAGCCACTGCCCAGACAGGTACTGTTGAAGCTGCTGCCACTGTTGCTGGTCAGATGGATAAGCTGATGCAGCAGTTTAATGATGGCACACCTGCATGGGCTGCTGGCGCTATGAGGGCAGCTAATGCTGCTATGGCTTCTCGTGGACTAGGTGCTAGTAGCATGGCAAGTGCTGCCATTGTTCAAGCTGCTATGGAGTCTGCTATTCCTATTGCTGCTGCAGATGCTCAAACATTTGCAACAATGGGTTTAACAAACCTAAACAATAGACAGCAAGTGTCTCTTGCCAATGCTGCTGCTTTGCAGAACATGGACTTGGCAAACTTAAACAACAGACAGCAAGCTGCTCTACAGAATAGTGCCAACTCCTTTGCTTTACAAAGCCAGAACCTTTCTAATCAACAATCAGTTGTGTTAGCTAACGCACAGCTTAAAGCTGCTGCTCAAGAAAAGAACTTAGATGTTAAGACACAAGTGGCTATTACAAATGCTGCTCGTTATGCTGAAGTTAATAACATAAACCTGAGCAATGCACAGCAAGCAGCTATGCAAAGATCTGCTGAGAATGTTCAAATTGATTTAGCAAACCTTAACGCTCGTCAACAAACATCACTTGCAAACTTACAAGTTAGAGCTGCTATTGTTGGTCAAGAGCTTTCTAATGAACAACAAACAGCAATGCTTCAGAGCACACAAAACTTTGAAGATGCTCAGTTTGATGCTTCTAATAAACAACAAGCATTCATTCAAGACTTCCAAGCTAGAGCAGCTATGGAAGGTCAAGTGTTGCAGAATAAGCAACAGACAGCTTTGTTTAATGTCTCTTCTGTTTTGCAAGAAAGAAACTTAAATCTTACAGCAGAACAACAAACACGTTTGTTTAACACAACTAATGCAATGCAGATTGAAGTTGCTAACATGTCTAATAAACAACAGACAGCGTTGGCTAATGCTCAAATTGAAGCAGCATTAAAAGGACAAGAACTAAGTAATAAACAGCAGGTATCTATTACCAATGCTGCCCGTGTCTCTGAAATTGCTAACATCAATTTCACTGCTGATCAACAAACAGCATTGGCAAACTCTCAGCTTATTCAGCAAGTTAAATTAGCTGACTTAAGTAATAAGCAAGCCACTGTGTTAGCTAACGCTGCTACATATGCAGCTATGGATGTAGCCAACCTCAATGCTAGACAACAAGCTGCTGTTGTTAATGCTCAAGCATTCTTAGCTATAGACATGAAGAATTTGGACAATGCTCAACAAACAGCCATCTTTAAAGCACAGGCTACAACACAAGCTATGCTTGCTGATACAGCTAGTGACAATGCAGCTAAGCAGTTTAATGCTGCTAGTACAAATCAAGTGAATCAGTTTAATGCTTCTCTTGCTACACAGGTTAGTCAGTTTAATGCATCACAGGTAACAGCTATTAATCAGTTTAATGCTGGTGAGACAAATGCTCTTGCTAAATTTAATACAGAATCACAGAATCAGAGAGATCAGTTTAATGCTACACAGAGTTTGGTTATTGACCAAGCTAATGCTCAGTGGCAGAAGGACATATCTACAGCTAACACAGCAGCTACCAATGCTGCTAACATGGTGAATGCTCAGCTATCACAGCAGATGTCACTTACAGAATATAGTAATGAGATTCAGCTCTATCGTGATAGTGTGACAC